ATTACTGAAAGTCAAATAGTAAAAGTTCCAGAAACCGAAGATAAAAGTACAAGTCGTCGAATGTCATATCAATCACTGACTAAATTTGAGCGTAATCAGATTGATTGTTTAACTGAGAACATATATAGAGAAGCCGGTCATGAACCAAGAATCGGTTGGATTGCTGTAGCCTTTGTGACAATGAATAGATTATCTTCTGGTAATTATGCAGATTCAGTATGTCGCGTCGTTTATCAAAAGATAGGTGGGGTATATCAATTCTCTTGGGTTGGCCATAAGAACTTACCAAAGATTGATCGTAATCTCTATTCTAAAATTCGCGAGGTTGCCACTACAGTATATATAGATTATAATGCTTCACAAGATGTTACGCATGGTGCTACATACTATCATGCAGATTATGTGCATCCTAGGTGGAGTAACTTACAGAAGACCAAAAAGATTGGAACTCATATCTTTTATCGAAGTAATAAAGACACTGATATATAACATGAGGATACTATGGAATTAATTGATATTCTTAAGAACAAGAAGAGTGACAACCTTTATACTAAAGCAGTTGTCAATCTACACGAATTCTATCTTTTAGGTGATATCGAAACTCCCGACAATTATATTGATTGGTTTGATATTATACGCCATGCAGGTGAAAATGATATAATTAAGATTTATATTAATTCATATGGTGGTGATTTGTTTGCTGCCATACAATTCATGAGAGTACTTTCGGAATCGGCTGCAACCAAGATTATCTCAGTAGAAGGCGCGTGTTGTTCGGCTGCAACAATGATTTTCTTATGTGCAGATAGATTTGAAGTAACACCTCACTCGGTATTCATGTTTCATAATTATTCCGCTGGAGTATTTGGAAAAGGCGGTGAGATGTTTGATCAGCTTCAGCACGAAAGGAAATGGTCTGCGTGTCTGATGAATGAGATCTATAAAGACTTTATGACAGAGCAGGAAATTAAATCCATGCTTGAGAATAAGGATATATGGATGGATGGCGAAGAAGTTGTAAAACGACTAGAAAAAAGACTAGCCGCAAAAAAGTCTAGTGAAAAACCTAAGAAAACCACCGAGAAGGTTGCACGCAAGTCCACACCTGCGAAGGCTTCTCCTGAGAAGAAAACTACTAGGAAAAAGGCTGAATAGCCCTGTACAAATATTCGTCAATTTGATATAATATAATCATGCGGTTGTAGCTCAGTGGATCAGAGCAACGAGCTTCTACCTCGTGGGTCAGGGGTTCGAATCCCTTCAACCGCGCCAGTACTTTTTGAGATATATCATGAGCAATATTCACTTTCAACAAAAGACAGCATCTGATGAACTTTGGGATACACTATTTTTTGCTACCGGCGAGTATCCAGTAAAGCAAAAGTTACCTGAATTTCGTACACTAGAAGTTCCAGGTTTTAAACTTAAAATCAAAAGTTTTCGTAACATTTCAGTCAATGACAAAAAATGTACTTCAGTAAGTGAAGCTAAATTCGTAATTCAACAACAAATTCTATGATTATTCATCCTCATATTCCTAAGCGTAAAAAACGCAAGCCAACTGCAGTGCAGCGTTCGCTTGCAGCAGATTGGGATGCTATTGTTAAAAAGTACGAGCCTAAGAAAAAGGTTTCTACTGTTACTACACCTTCTCTCCTAACTCCTCAGGTTTATGTACGTGATACTGGACCACGTATTCCAAGCTTAAATAGTAGCGATGGCGTGGCTGCAGCAAAGCCACGCATGCAATACACTGGCACTAAAATGATTGGCATTGGCACTCTTCATAAATCAAATGCTGTGCCAGTTTTTTCCGAAGATGAAGCACATGAAATGGCTAGAATGCGTCGTGGATAATTTACTTTTATTCGTAAAGGTGATATAATAACTTATGAAACACATTAACAAAAAACAAATTAATTCACAAATTGTTATGGCACATACCCATAATGATAAATCACAGATCGAAAAGATTTACATTGATCTACTCAACCATCGAGCAAAACTTGATCGATGGTTTAACAAATACCTTGATATGTTTGATGAAAAGATGAATGCATCTAATAGGTTTGATCCAGTCTGGAAACTTTATAATGTAAAATTTGAAGAATATTCAGACGTTAATATGTCTATTAAGACAGCAGAATACTATTTAAAGAAGCCATAATATGTTCAAAGGAGCTTCAGCATTTTCTCTTCACATTGAAGAGATCGCAAAGAAAAATAGGATGTCACACATGGATGCAGTACTCAAATACTGCCAAGAAAATTATCTTGAGCCTGATGACATCAAAAATCTTATCAATAAACCATTAAAGGATAAGATTGAAATGGATATGAGAGAGGTGAACTTGCTACCAAAGCAAGCAACACTAGATATTTAGGAGATAAGTATGAGTGATGAACTTTCAAAGAAAAAGCACAGTAAGCGCATTTATGATGATCAAGTTCATATTGAAAAGCAACTTAAGATTGCAAAAGCACATGGCGTAGAAGTAAAAGAACCACATAAATTGAATAAACATAATGTATTAGATTGTGGCAATCCAAAGTGCGTAGTGTGCTCAAGTCCACGTAAAATATTCAAACAATTAACTATCCAAGAAAAATCCTTCAATCAAACAAAAGACTGGGATTAAAATAGAAAGACGATGATTGACGCTTTCCGTACATACAAATTCTTTATGGCTATAAAACTACACTTTACCACTGATAGATATGATGTATTTGAAGCAGATGGTAGAGTGTCAGGATCTAAAGAAACTTTCGAAAAAAGAAATGATAGATTCCTATTTGAAAAGATAGGACGCAAGTTTAATGAGCCAAGACAATTGATCGAATACTTTGTTGCAAATTTTGCATATGGTAACACTGGAGTTATATACTCCTCTGAATCTGATCAATATTATGATACTTGGATTTCTCGCAAAGAGTCTAGAAGTCATTTATTCAAACAACAGCTGAATGAAATAGGTAGACATTTGGAGCAGTCTAAGTTAAAGTATGAAAACTTATTCATTATAGATAATAATGTGCCGGAACTACTTAAACTATATGTTGGTGGTTACGTACACTTGGAAACTGTAGTCTTATTAGACAAGTTTGAAAACTTTTTATCTAACTGGAAATCAATTGGAAGATATTGGGATTGCGAACTTCGCATCTTAAATAAGATAAAAAAGTTTGTAAAATATGATTCAGATAAGATACAATTAATCTATCACAACTTTAAGGAAGAATTTTCAGAGTTATAAAATGGGACGTACAATTTACAAATTTCATAAAGACGATGAAGAACGTGGCCGTAAAGGTCAAAAGAGTAAACATACCACAAATCCTAAAGGATTCGGTATGCGTGTTATAAATAAATGGTCAGAGGAAGAAGAATACGATAAGTATGACGATTTCAATGACGAATATAACGCAAATATTTCGCAAATACAACGCAAAGGAAATACAAATGGATATTAATACACTTCGCAAAAACGCTAAAATGGACTTCGGTAAAATTTCATCCGAGTTCGATAAGATCGCCAATCCTCAGAGCGATTCTAAATCCTATCAAGACGATCGCTTCTGGAAACTAGAAGCTGACAAAGCTGGTAATGGTACAGCAACTATTCGATTCCTTCCGCGCGCAGATGGCGATGAACTACCGTGGGTTAAAATTTTCTCCCACGGTTTTCAAGGTCCTACTGGGAAATGGTATATTGAAAACTCTTTGACAACTATTGGAGAAAGCGATCCAGTGGGAGAATTAAATTCTCGTTTGTGGAACACTGGTTCTGATGCTGATAAGGAAACTGCTCGTAAACAAAAGCGTAAGCTTTCTTACATTGCAAATGTTCTTATTATTTCGGATCCTAAACATCCAGAAAACGAAGGACAAGTCAAACTATTTAAGTTTGGCAAGAAAATCTTTGATAAGATTATGGATAAAGCACGTCCTACTTTCGAAGATGAAACACCAGTAAATGTGTTTGACTTCTGGGAAGGTGCTGATTTTAAACTTCGCATGCGAAAGGTTGATGGTTACCCTAATTACGATCAATCTACATTTATGGAACCATCTGCAATTGGAGATGATAACACAATCATTGGTATCTCTAAGAAACAATTCCTCTTGAATGAATTCTTAGATCGCAAGAATTTTAAGACTTATGAGGAACTATCTCGTAAGCTTGCATCAGTATTGAATTCTGATACAATTTCTGCACCAACGGCAGCTTCTCTAAGTGAAGAAGATGAGGATGAATATGTTCCTCCGGTTCGTGAAGTTAAGAAACCGGCTGTAAAAATTGTAGCATCAAATGCTAATACAGATGAAGAAGCAATGAGCTACTTTAAGAAGATTGCTATGGAAGACTAATCCATACAACAAAGTGCATTAAAAGGGGAGCAATTGCTCCCTTTTTGTTATACCATTACAGAACGAGAACCTGCATATCTATTGAATCCATTATCTGGATTGCGTATTGATTGAGGCAGTGCTACATTTTGCTTATTATTGCTTACATTAGTTGGTGCATTAACGATAACTGGCGGTTTTGCTGCTGGAGGTGTACCCGCTGCAGCTGCATTCTCGGAAGATTTCTTATATACTGTATCTGATTGACGCATAGGTTGCTGTGCAGCTAAAAGATCAGATGCTTTAGCATATCCAACATCAACTTTACGTTTGTCCCAGAAGTTTAACTGTTTATATGCTTTATCTTCTTTTTCTATTTCATCTAACTTAGCAGTATTAGCATCACCTTTAGCTGAATTTTTACTAGATGGTGCTACTGTTTCACCAGATTTTTGCGCACTATTTGTTGAGGTGCTAGATGAACTAGCAGTAGAACCACTTGCAGTATCTGAGCTTGCTTTAAATGGATAGAATGGACCTATTGACACTTTCTTTCCTATTACTGGAATAGTGAATCCTATTTCAGGTATACCAAAGTTTTCTAGAAAACCAAATACTTGATCTTTAATTTTCTTAAAGAAATCTGCAATAGGAGAGAAGAATTTCTTTATAGGATCTACTATATACTCAGTGAATAATTTACCAATATAATCAAATGCTTGCATTATAGGTTGTGCAATATATGTATTGAATGCTTCTCCAATAGAACCTACAAATTTCTTAAGAGGTTCTATAATATAATCTGTAATAAATCCACTTACTCCATCTACTACACTGCGTATAGTATTAGCATCAAATAATCCAAATGTTAAGAATGATAGTATCCCACCAAGCCCCGCAATAAGCGCTTCTCCAATAGAACCTGTTTCCATGAACTTAGTAAAACCATCCATGATACCATTTACTAATGAACCTACAATCATTACTGGAAGTAAGAATTTAGTTAGTGCTTTCAGTATATTCTTGGGATTGAAGAGAAATTTAATTGCCTGCATAAATCCTTTTCCAAGGAATCCCATGACAGTATCAAGCAATCCTCCAGAACTGGCTTTCTTTTCCTCTTTTCCGCTTCCGGGTTTAGCCATATGACTAGTGTTTTCTGCTATCTGTTTAAGGTATTCAGTCTGAAGATCTCTAGCGCGATTAGCTTCTATCTGATTTTCATCAGAGAAATCCATAGCTTCTTTAATAGTATCTTTATCTTTTTGTTTTTTCTTAGATTCTATTTCAAGTTGCTTCTTCGTATTTCCTGCAGTTTCTCCTCCACCAGCTCTAGAGTCTATTGTTGTTATTTTTTCAGCAACGCCTTCTTTAGTTTTTAGAAGTCCACTTGCGATAACAGTTTCTTTATCTTTTTGCTTTTTCTTAGATTCTACTTCAAGTTGTTTTTTAGTATTACCATAAGTTTCTGCAGGTAACATTCTAAAACTTGCATCTATTGCTGTTTTATTTGCAGTATTATTAGTAGTCAACATTCTAGAATTTGAAGTATTAGTCAACATTCTAGAGTCTACTAATGTTCTATTTGCAGTATTAGTTTTTGCTTTATTAGCTTTTGAATCTATTGCTATTATTTTTACAATATTGGCAATACTTTCTTGAGTCTTTGCGCTTCCACTTTTCTCGATGATTTTTTCATCTTTTTGTTTTTTCTTAGATTCTATTTCAAGTTCTTTTTTAGTATTACCAGCAGTTTCTCCTCCACTACGAACTCGCGAATCTACAACTGTCATCTTTTCAGCAAGGTTTTCTCTAGTTTTTAGAAGACCGCTTCTAGCTATCTGCTGTTCAGTAAATCCACGACTTTCAAGACCTGAAATTTCTCCTTCATTACCGCGCATCTTCATGCGGATTTCTTGCTGTTCATTAAATTGTTTACCGAATGTAGCTCTAGCATTAGCTTTCTTTTCTTTATCAGTATCTCCCTTAGCTAATTTCCAATAATTAGGATCTACTTTCATTCTATCTTCTTCATATTGCTTGCGAGCTGCACGACGATTTATTGCAGTTGCTACAATACCAGTACTATCTTTGTTAACTATTCCAGTCTTGTTTAAGAAACCTTTAAGTGTAAAAAATTCTTTGAATCCTTTAAGAAAGTCGCTCATTCTTTCACGTATAGTTTTGAACTGATCAATCTCTAATGATTTTTTAGTAACATTTTCCGCTTGCTCTGCACCCATTCCAGGTTTAAGTTGAGCCTTGTTCGTTATAATTGATGTTTGCTTTTGTACTTCTTTAAATAATTTGATAATATTTGAGTTTAAGCCTTTGCCATTATCATCAGTAAGACCTTTTTTCAGAGTGTCATTAGCCGCATCTAGACTTTCACTAGATTTTTTAGTCAACTCTTCATCTTTAAGAGAGTCGGCGCGGGAAGCTTCTTGCTTATCTATGACTTTTTTCATGTTTTTTGTCTCTCTATTCTTTCTTTTTCTTCTTCCAAGAATTTAACTAGCATGGCAACATATATTTCGCGCTCAAATGGTAACATATTCTCAATGTCATACAAACTATATTTATGATATTGCATCAGCGCGAAATTCATTTTATAATAGTTTGCTAAGTTATCATGACAAAGAGATATTAAAAAAAACCGCTTAATCCTCGAATAATATGTTGGTGATGATACTTACACGATGGACAATCAAATTCTATTTGTTTTTCTAACTTAGGCATTGTTTCAAAGAACTTTTGAACTTTTTGAAATTGATCTTGTGTTAGATTATTAATAAACGTTTCGAGATCTTCTCTACTTTGCTCGTGCGCAGGATATGATGTTTCTTCATCGTATATACAATCTATACATTCAATAATGACATCGAATATCATATCTACTTCGTTACCTTCAAGCTTTTTCATTTTATCGAACAACGATAATCCAGGGTATTTCATTTTTATTCCAATATTATCAAATAGAGGAATAATCTGTTTATGAGTTTCATCTATATCAACTTTTAGAGTAGTTAAGTCGATAGTAACATTCATCTTTGCTTTAGGATCATTACACTCTAAACAATTGAATGTAAGTTCAGAATATTCTCCAACTGACTTTGCTCTAAGTTGAGTAAAGATATATTCAATGTCGAACATTGCTAGTTTATCAACCTCTATTTTACAAAGAGTACATTGACGAATTATATTCTTTAGCGTTTCAATCATGACATTTTCATCGTCACTTTGTTGTGCTATTAAAAGATCTTTTTGTTCTTTAACAAGAAAAGGTCTATATTTTACTTTTTGTTTAGTCGATGGTACGATCAATTCATATGTTACTTGAGGTATTACTGGTAAAGCCATATTATTTTCCTTTTCTCAAATCATTAAGCATCTTGCTCAATTCGGTTGTGCTACCTACGAATATAGAATTATTCGTAGTATTCTGCGTTTTCTTATCAGGTGCTTCGATAGATTGTTTCTTCTTATGAAGATCTAGAAGTTGAGTGTTTATATCAGCAACGTGTTTCATCAAACCACCAACTACTTCAAATGCTCGAGGATGTTCGCTCATCTTAGCAACTTCTAATGCATGATTAAGTGCATCTTGTCCTTGTATTAGTAATGTATGAAGGTTAGCTCGAGTAATCTCATAATCTGATTCTAATTTATCATTTTTATATCGAACAATATCAGGTTGAGTTATTACGTCAGCTGTAATCGTTGGTTCTATATCAAATACTTGACTCAATTTATCATTTATATTCATAGTTTTTATACATTATTAAAAATTCCACCAAATCCAGTGAATTCTCCTATGTTTTCTACAGAATCTATTGTTCTAACTCCGTCAAGACTAAAATCATAAAACTGTTCTTGGAATGCATTAAAGTCTGTAAAGTAATTTTCAGGAATTACAGTGTCAGCAGGATAACCATAGTTATAATTAGGCAATTGACGTGCAATTGGTTCAGCAGTTCCATCAGAATCTCCCTGCTGCAGCGATTGTCCATTAATTGCATATTGATATGCAAAAGTTACTTGAAGCTTCATCACATCTTTAGAAGAATTATCTAGTTGAATTGGTGCAATCGATTTTGGATAACATCTATAAAGTGTAGTCTTATATCTAGCTTTACTTTCAATGTCTTCTGTTATAATATTCATTGCACTTGATACATAATCATTTGGATAACTAAAAGATCTACTATATGGATCTTGAACTAAATCAATCCATTTATCAAACAAGTCTTTTACATATAATTCTTTGTCTACATAAAAATTCATAGTAATAGGTTCCCATAGTTTTTCATATGGAACTTCCTTAAATTCTCCATAAGATCTAACTTGTGAAGTGCCAAACGACACACCTGGTATCTGAGTTTGATCACAAAACATTTGAATTACTGGTAACTTTTCTCGTATTGGCGATAATTTAATTAATTTTTCCGGTAGAAGTAATTCAACAGTAAAGTGATTAGCTCTAGCCATGCCTTGTTTCACATTAGCTATGAATTCATTTAAACCACTCATTTTATTGAGTCTCCAAATACTGTCATCTTGTTAGCTCCTACAAATTTTTCTACAGGTAGCATCATTGCGGTGTGCCATTGATCACCTGGAATCTCAGCAAATAGCGATCTTACGTGAGGCTTTAAATAATGTTTTATACACGATTCAGCTAACTTAAACCTACTCATACCTGATATTAAACTCCATGAATATTTTATTTTAGTCGTATCATCAAAATTTTTATTATTAGCAAATTGCATTAATCTAGTCATTAAAAAAATTCTATGGTATGGAGATAAGTAGTGCATGTTCAATCCCATAAATCCATCGCGTGTAAATGAATAAGGAAATACGAGAGGGAATCTATCATAATATGGCAATTCATTTTTATATTTTGGATCATAATAAAACATATAAAGCTTGCCGGGAGTTAGTTTAGTTACTACTCTCTGTTGAGTAAATAACTTATTAGTATCTATTCTTTTTCGCGCAAGCAGTAGAGTCTGCTGTTCAAACCAAGTCTTAGACTGAGTTTCAATTGATTTATCGAATTTATATTTTTCGAAAATCGTTTGCAGAGTTTGTTTTTTATCTACTATCACAATCCTAGTTCATCCTCCGTTAGGATAATAAATTCCCAATTTCTATCTTTCGAATATCTTCTTGCATATTCCCATTTTGCTTGATTTACTAAATAAGTAGTAGCTTCTTTTAGAAACTTTGCCGTCTGTCTACTTCCCTGAGGTTTCATTGTTTGCGCTTTAGGCTTAATTTCTACTAAGTATGTTTTTTTATTAATAGTTTCTATTTTAAAATCTACAAAATACCTATGTATTTTACCATCAATTGGAGATACATAGGGTATCACGGTTTCCTCCGAGCTCCATTTAATTATAGAGGGATTTTTATCACACCAAATAGCAAACTTGGTCTCCCAACTCGATCTCATTATGATATTCGATGGGTCACCAGCATACTTTTTGGGGTTAAATGGTACGTATTTTCTTTTATGATACATGTATAATAAATAGACTATACAATTAACTATATTTATACCATTATGGCGACACAAGCAAATTCCTCAGCAAATCAGATTGGCAAGGATTCTTCAGCCTTTGCGCCAAATTTTGATTATATTGCCTCTAAATTTGAAAGCGGTAAGTATAAAGTCAAAGGATTATCGTATCCAGAAGATTTGATGTCATCTCCAGAATATGAAAATAGTCGTGTTATATTTTATATTAATACTTCAGTAGATTCTCGTGTATTTAGAGCGGGAAGTCAAGTTGCTACAGTAGAAGGCATTCAGCGTGATATGCGAGGTGGACTAATAGGTCAAAAAGTATCTACTGAACAAGCAGCAGGTGCAGCCGTTGCAGCAGGTGCATTAGGTGGTACTGCTGCAGGGGCCGTATTAGGCATTAATACGGGTGGTAGTGCTGTAGCTGGTGCACTAGTTGGTGGAGCAGGTGCAGCAGCTATAGCAAGTTCAGCAAATAATGCTGAAGTTCCAGAAGCACAAAGGAAAGAACCAACATTTTCTCGTCCACAGCGTAGACTCGAAGCAGCAATCGCACTATATATTCCTAACCAACTATCTGTAAGATATTCAGCAGGTTGGGGAGAAGAAGATACTGCAGCATTTTCAATGTTAGCAAAAGTTGGAAGTGAAATAGGTAAAACGCTATCAGATAAACAAATTAATAGAGCTGGTGGAGTTGCAAAGGAGATAATTACAGCACTGGCGCTTAATAATGCTCCTATGGGTAAGGAATTGGGAATAGCGTCAGGATTAGCATCAAATCCTAAGAAAGAACAAGCTTTTAAGAACGTTGACTTCAGAACATTTTCATTTGAATATCAATTTGCTCCTCGTTCTGTAACTGAAGCAATGGGCGTTCAGAACATTATCAGAGCATTCAAATATCATATGCATCCAGAATTTAAAAGTGCTGATGCGTTTTTGTACATATACCCATCTGAGTTTGACATAGTGTATTATCGAGGAATAGAAGAAAACTTAAACATTCATCGTCATACTTCTTGTGTGCTCACTGAAATGAATGTTAATTATACTCCAAATGGTGTGTTTAATACATTTGAAAATGGTATGCCAACTCAGATAAATTTAACACTTACCTTCAAAGAACTCATGCTTCTATCGAAGGAAACAATCGAGAAATATACCTAATATGTACTTCAGACAATTTCCACAAATATATTACGATTTTCCAAAATTAAATTCTGATAATTTTCTTCAGATTTTAACTGATATTACAACTAACGTAAGAGTTAGAAAAGAAGCACTTGAAAATGTAACTATATATGATGAATATGATATACAAGAAGGAGAAACTGCTGAGATAATAGCAGAGAAAATATATGGTAATCCAGAATTGCATTGGGTTATTATGCTAGTCAATCAACGTTATGACTATCTTGCTGATTTTCCACTTACTAACATTGAATTAAATCAATTATGCATTGATACTTACGGTGAAGATAATTTGTATAATGTTCATCATTATGAGAAAGATAAAATCATATGTGAAGCTATGGCTTCTTTGAAAATTCCAATTGGAATATATGCATCACTTAAAGTAAATGATATTCTAACATCTAATTTATCTACAACAGTTGCAAAAGTTACTGGTCTTGGTATTTCAAATGTTAGAATAGATGGATCACTTGGAAATGGAAAGTTTTTATGCGATCCAACTGCGCTTACGGCTGGTCAATTGATTACTATTACTGGTAATAACTTTGGAAATGGTATAATTAATGAATATGTTTCCGGAAATATTTATAGAATTTCAGAAACGAATGGTAGTACATCATTTAAATTAGTAACTCAAGGTAACGTTGCAATTACAACTAGTCAAGAAGCAGGTGCTAAATTTACAGGGTTAATATTTTCTACATCTACTGTTTCAACTGCGCAGATATTAATTCAAAAAGGTATTCTAACCGCAGGTGACAGTGTTATAGTAAATGGAGTAAGATTTAATGAATTGACAAACATAAATGAATATCGTTTACTTTCATCTTTTGTCGTTGGAACAAACGCATTTCAGATAAGTGATGTTTATACTGCTATAACTAATTTAGAGTTTGAAATTAGACGAAATGAAAGTAAACGAAGAATAAAGCTACTTTCTCCCATATTAATAGATCAATTTGTAAGAGAATTTCAAACACTTGTGATGCCATAATATGCAAGATAGTAATTCTAGTCTAAGATTTGCTGGTGATGTACAACTTAGACAAGTGAGACTACACTCACTGAATGGTCAGGTTGCAAATATAATTAATCAAATAGAAAGTATATCTGTTTATGAAGATTTATTCTCTAATTTCATTACGCTTTCTATCGTATTAAGAGAATCTATTGATTATTTAAATCTTTTTCCATTTATGGGAGAAGAATATATTGATATTGATATAGTTACTCCAGGAACTGATAGACCCATAATTGGAAAGTTCTATATCTATAAAATAGAAGATCGTGAATATACACGAGAAAGAGAAGTTGTATATATTATAAAAGCCATATCTCAAGAATATCTAAATGATGCTAATATCAAAATTAGCAAGGCGTACTCAGGAAGTATAAGTGAAAACGTATCTAAGCTTCTTGGAAAAGAAGGTTTGAATACAAAGAAAAAAACGTTAGTGCAAACTACATCTAATACTATTAAATTCGTCTCAGCGTTTTGGTCTCCCGTGAAGTGTATAAACTATCTAGGTGCAGCTGCTATTAATCAGAAGAAGTCTCCAACTTATTTGTTTTATGAAAATAGAGATGGATTCAATTTTAAAGCTATAGATGATTTACTTATTGAAAAAACATATCATACATTCACCAGAGATAATTATACAAGAACTGAAGCAGATCAAGGTGTTGGTAACCTAAAGGATCCAGATAAAGATTATAAAAGAGTCTTATCATTGAGTATTCCAGTTGTAACAGATTATATGAATGATATTCAGACTGGTAGATTAAAATCTAAAATAATTTCTCATGATATTCTGACTAAGAAATATACAGTAAAAGATTATTCAATTAAGAAAGATACTACACCTATGTCATTGTTGAATCCCAATCCAGCTTATTCAAAGTATGCTACTTCAAATAGTTCTAGTACAATGATGCTTATGCCTAAGTACTACAATAACTTTAGTAATTTTGCAGATGTTACTAATCATAAAGTTATACAAAAACGAATGTCTTTCTTTCAGAATTTAAATAAATTCAAGGTTAATATAGAGGTTATTGGTAGAACTGATTATACTATTGGGCAAGTTGTAGAATTGAATATACCTAAAGCTGGCATTATTACAAAAAATGATAATGACACTCGTGATTTAATGTTATCTGGACGTTATTTAATATCAGCAATAAGTCATTATATAAACAGAGAAAATCATACATGTTCACTAGAATTAATAAAAAATTCTACATTAACTGATTTGAGTAAGGCATAAAAATGTTATATACTGGTTGTGTTGAAAATAGAAAAGATCCTATGAAACTTGGTAGATGCCAAGTTCGTATAGTTGGTGTTCATACTCATGATAAGATTTCATTACCAACAGAAGATTTACCTTGGGCATATCCTCTTCAACCAATTACATCGGCGGCTATGAGTGGAATTGGATATTCTCCTCTTGGTGTTGTTGAAGGTTCTTGGGTTGTTGTAATGTTTAGAGACCCAGATGACTTACAGCAACCAATAATACTTGGTACAATTGGTGGTATACCTCAAGCAGAGAATAAAGGAGTTGAAGAAGACGATGACGATTCAATTTCTGTTGATGGAGTTGCTGAAAAAACTGAAGACACTCCAAAAGGTAATTTTGTAACTGATGGATCAGGAAATACAGTAACAGATGGTAATGGGAACCCAGTGCAAACTGGAACTAATGCAGTCACAAATACTACTGCCACAACACCGGCAATAACTACAAAGCCTTCGGGAAAAATTCCTCCAGCATCAGCTAAAAAGGGTATAGATGCATTAAATCAAGCAATGGATGCAGTTAATTTTAAAGGCAAATATGGACGAGCTTCTGTTTTAGCAATTGCTATGGGAGAAAGTGGATGTGTGCCTCAATCAGAAGGATTTTTCTATAAGACTGCGGAAGTACTAATGATAGTATTTGGTAGTACTTTTAAAAACAAGCCAGAATTAGCTCAAAAATACGCAAGGTGGACTGGTACTAGAGAATCTTTCTTTGATTTAGTCTATGCACCTGAAAATAATGGTAAACAATTGGGCAATACACAACCAGGTGATGGTGGTAAATTTTATGGAAGAGGCTTTATACAATTAACTGGTCGAGCTAATTATGCTAGATATGCAAGATTATCTAGTGTAGACATCCTCTCACAACCTGATCTATTAAACAATGATTATGATGCATCAGCTAGGGTTGCAGTTTCTTATTTTAGAGATAGAGTAACTAAAAGTCCCGATGATCCAGGATATCTTGAAGAAGCTTTGAGAAAAATTGGTAATGATACGGGAACTGGTGGTTATGATAAAAAGCGTGGATATTATCAATATTTTCTTGGAGAACCTGGGCCTCCACCAGAGCAAACAGATAAGTCTACAAAGCCTGGAAATGAATCACAAGGCGTACCAGTTGCAGAAAATGGATTACCAGTAGATAGACAAAAGAATATAACGATTGGATTTAATGATCCCAATATGAAATATCCTTTGCGTTCACACATTGGTGAACCTGATACTAATCGTCTTGCGCGTGGAAGAATAGACGGTACTATAGTTGAATATAAAGATGATAAAAGATTACAAGGAATTAAAACTGGTGCTGAATTCACATGGAACCAACCTGATATTCCTTATAATGCAAAATATCCATTTAACAAAGTTATGGAGACTGAATCAGGTCACGTAATGGAATTTGATGATACTCCAGATAATGAACGTGTACATATTTATCATCGTAAAGGAACATATACAGAAATCGATGCAAATGGCTCTCAAGTAAATAGAATTATTGGTGATGGTTACTATATAATGGAGCGCAATGGGTATGTATTTGTTGGAGGAGACTGTAACTTAACTGTAGAAGGAAATGTAAGACTTCTTGTAAATGCAGACGCTTTGATTGATGTAACAGGTGATGCTAAAATTAATGTTGCTGGGAGTAGTAGTCTAAATGTTGCATCGAATATGAGCGTAAATGTCGGTGGTAAGTTTGCATTAAAAGCTTCTGGAATTAATCTAGAGTCTACAGGTGATTTTAACGTAAAGTCTTCTGGTAGTAATAAACTGACATCTGGGGGTGGATTTCATGCAAATGCTTCTGGCGAAGCTCGTTTAGAAGGTTCTACAGTTCACTTAGCAGAAGGTGCTGATTCTGCAGAAGCATCTGGTCTTGGAGGTGCAATATCTGCAGGAACTAAGAATACGAAAACTTTTGAACAGTTAAAACCAGAACCACGTAATTTAGAACAAGAAGTATTATTTGAAACACCTGAAGAAAATACTTCTGATACTGCTAAAGAATATCATGAGAATAGAGATACTACTAGTACAGGAGTAGAAAAACCTCCAGTTAAAGAAGCGGAGTCTACTCCTAAACCAGAAAATACAGCCAAAGGCACTAATCCTTCATGTGATGTAATTTATGGCATGGCTTCATTACCAACATCATATGTTCTTTACACTGATAAAACTGGTCATAATTGGACTATTGCTCAATTGATAAGACAGAATACTCTTACACCTGGAAAATATGGCGCTCCTGTAAAAGATTATACAATACAAGATTTGGCATGTAATTTAAAAGCGCTATGTGTAAATATTCTTGGACCATTAAATGAAAATATTGGTCCAGTTGGTAAAGCTTGGAATATAACATCATGTTATAGAAGTGCTGTAGTGAGTGGAGGTTCTACAACATCACAACATATGATTGGAAGTGCCGTTGATATATCGATAGGTGGCAATTATGGTTATAAGATTAACTATGATTGGGCTGTAAAACTAGCAGCTATATTACCATACGATCAAATGTTGTTAGAATATAGAGATCCTGGTGTAAATGGCAGTAAGGATCCAAAAAGAATAAATTGGCTTCATATATCTTATAACAATTATGGACCTGGTAGAAAAGATTTACGTACATTCTTAAATGATAAGACTTATAAGATGGAGTTAGTAAATCTTGGCACTTAGATTTATGAGACTCAATGAAAGTGGATTTCCAGGAATAATAGAATCTACTAATGACCCTGAAGGTGGATCAGCCGCACCACCTTCACGCATAAAAGCCGTATATGAATATGGAAATACCTTTTCAGTAGATTTAAAGTTTGATGATTATGTTGATATGGGAGAATCTGTACCACCAATTATAACACCAATAACAATCAATATAATATCATTTGTTCCACAAGCAAAAGGTATTACGTGTGTAAAAATATTAGCAGATACAGTTAGAATTAGTGGATCAGCGCAATCAGCTTTCACCGATTCATTTTATCAGTTCATAATGCGTGATAAAACATTAAAGATCTTACCAGCTGATACTACAGAAGATTATCTTGCAATTGTCAGATGGTCTCCACCATCAACAAAGATGATAGACACAAATAGTGCTTTAAAATTAAAAATAGATAATTTAACTGAAGAGACTATCAATATTAGTCAGGAAGTGCATTGGTATTATCCAACAGCGCTGCAAGGATTTAGAAACTTAATATCTAAAGGAACATCATAATGCCGGCAGTAGCAAGATCTGGTGGATCTGATTCTGTATTTTCACCTGATGGGGCTGGTAGGAAGTGCGCATTCCCAATGACTACAAATACTGGAGCTCCTAGTCAAAGTCGTGTTACTGCTATGGGGATTGCAATAGTGGTGGCTGGAGATCCAGTAGGAATTCACAATAAGCGAGGTTGTGTTCCTGATATATCTACATTAAGTAGTTATTCTTCTAAAGTATCTGCTTGCGGAAGTAAAATTGGTCGTATAGGCGATACTTATGGTAATAACACTATTATTTCTGGTGCACCTAGAGTATTTAGCAGTTAATAGTATCGAAGATACATTATACCATTAATGAAATGTCCTGTAAAATCAAATAAATAAAGAATATGGCAAGAAATACAAGAATATTTTCAGATTTAGATTTTAATTTTGGCTTGCATCCAGCAACGTCTGACGTTGTCACGCGTTATGATGAAGATGCCGTAAAACAAGCTATAAAAAATCTAATTCTTACTCAAAACTTTGAAAGACCATTTAGAAGTAATATTGGATGTCAGGTGAAAGGGTTGCTTTTTGAACCAATATCTCCTCTTCTGACAGCAATGATAGAAAGAACTATTTCAGATACTATTATTAATTATGAACCAAGAGCGGATTTAATTAGTGTTGCAGTTAAGTTTAGTCCAGAAAATAATAGTGTATATATTAGCATAACATTCAAAATAAAGAATACTGAAACACCAGTAAATATCAATTTAATACTAGAGAGAACTAGATGAGTAC